CACGGCTCCCAGCGGACGGTTGGATGTTCCGTCCGAGCCCGCCTATGTTAGGCGGGCCCCCATCCCAGTTTCATGTGTAACGACTGGGCGCGTCCTGAACGAAGCAAGTGCTCCACATCGGCGACTGGCAAATCGCCGAATGTCACGGAAGGCGGACCTTCTTTCCCGCCCTCCAAAGTGGACCACCGCGTCTGCCAAGGAAAGATCTTCTCCTTAATGGCAGAGTTGGTGAAGCACTTGAGCAAGGCACCGTAGTCATCCAGCACAGAAGCTGGACTTCTACCCGTAATCCGCATGCCCTTGACTAAGGGGCTGTGGAGATCCGGATCGTACCGAAGGACCTTTCCAAGTCCCAGGTACGAATGGCGGCCGAGCATAGGAGAAGTCTCAGAAACCGTCGGGTAGGGTATTAACCCACCCAGCAGGTCGTCGAGGTATGCCGCACTCTTCCAGAGACCAACGTGGTATAGTTGGTTCCTGAGAGAGGAGGCGGACACAAACTTCTCCACTTCGTCCCTGCGTGAGGTAGGGAGTTCTCGCCTGACCCGGACAATGCTTACGTCCTGGCCATCGTAGTACTCCTTACCACAAGACTCCCGGAATTTGCCAGTCCAGAAGCTCTTGTTCCCGTTCACCACCATACCGAAGTCGGTGAGTGTCGAGATCACGCTGTGCACCATGTCTGTGGGGACAATGATATCATCCCCATAGACGCGCACCCGACCAAGGAAAGAACGAACATCATCCTTGGTCAGCTGGCGGTTGAGCACCTGTTCTATCCCGACGAAAACAAGCGTGGTGAAAACCATCGCTTCAATCGGGAAGCACAGGGCAGACCCCATAGACGCGAACTTGGCTAGGCGTTTTACGCCATGGCCAGGCACACGAGCCTTCCGACTCCTGCTGGCATCCACTCCTCGGAAGAGGTGTGGGTGGTTTTCCAACAGGATTCGTACATGCTCGTAGCTGACGCGGTCGGAGGCCTCACTGAGATCCAGTGTGGCGAGGGTTCCATTTCTAGAACCCTCGAGAGCCAGAAGCTGATTAGGCACCTGGCTTCTCCAGCCGATGAGCCGTCGAGCGGAGTCGTTTCGCTCGAGGGCCCTCTCGAACGCACCCAAGAGTCCCTGCTGCATATACTGCATGCATGTGGGCTCCTGTGCGATGATTCGAGGCGTGAGCTGTGTCTTAGGCACGAGAGTAACCTTGACAGGTCGCTCTTCTGCCGGGGTGAGGATGCGCACTCGTTCGAGGCGATCAAGAAACCTCGGACTTGGGATGAGGTATTCCCAGTGAGGAAACACCTCTTCCAGTCGCTCGGTCCACTCAGTCTGGTCCCACTTGGCGTTACCGCCAAGTCGGTCAGCTGTCGAACCGGGCCCGTGCTTTGGGAGGATCTCTCCTGCGTAGACCTGATGGTCGACGTCAGAAAGAAAGTCAGCCCAGAGCAACCGACCAATACGGCGATAGGCAGAAGCCCCGTAAGGAGCTTCCTCCAGCCATTGGTCGGCAATGCGCACCGCTGCTTCACTTCTCAGGTACCCTTCTATGGCGGCTTCATTCCTTGCAGGAGTGCAAGGGATGAGAATCTTCGCGAACATCAGCGAAAACTGACGTACCGCGCGGATAGCCTCCACAGAGGGTACCGGAAGCAACCGTCCAGTCTCTCGGTCGAAGATGAGCTCCAAGAACCCGCCCATGAAAATGGGTAGTTCTCCCTTTCTCTTAAAACCTGAGAAAGAGTCGGGAGCGATGCAGCCTTGGTCGAGACCTTTTTCGAGGTCCTTTCCAAAGCGCGACAGGGATATCGTAAGAAACGACATCCCCTCAGCTTCGATCCGATCCGTGACAGTTTTGAGGTCACGGATGGTGCTGATGCCACACCAGGTCCCCAGATCTTCGAGGACCACTTGCAAGAAACCTGTCAGACTACCGGAGATTTTGTCCGGCATCGTGCCTCCTTCAACAAGAGGTCGCGATATTCCTAGCTCTGACACGCCTGGGGAGGGGAGCCTTAATTAAACAGGCCCCCCTCCCGTGACACCCGGAGTAGTTCTACCTCCGGGTCAGCTCTCGGCACCCAGTAGCTGGGTGACCTTGGCCCCAGTAGAAGCAGTCAGGTACGCCGTGAGGGCGTCCACGATCTCCTTCTGCTGCGCGACTGTGTACCCCACCTTGGGGACGTCAACGACCAGGTACGCGGACATAGAGTATGCCGTGTTCTGGTTAACGTTGACGGGGTCGGCAGCAATCTTCTGGTGGTCAACACGCAGGATCCGGCGGAACCGCTTACCATTTGAGTGGTTCACGGACAGCCGGACGTTCCCGTCGTTAGACTGGAACGTGCCCCCAGTGGGGCCGCTGCCAATTCGCGGAAGCGAAGTGGCAACACCTGCGATGGTGAGAGACTGTGGGTCGGCGTAAGCCATGAGCGTGGGTTCCTCGCAACTGATGGGACCTGCGCGCTGATTACGCACAGGGACATGCTCCGTCTAGACTAAGACAGGATCGCCTCAGCCCAAACGGTCTGGCGCCTTGGTAAGACCCAAGGCGGACAGAATGGCCCATTGCTTCGGAGAAAATCCCGAAGTATCAAGGCCGAAACCGTAGGGCGTCGCCTTGATCCTCTGCTTGTGGTCTCTACCACTCGTGAGGGTCAAGTCTCCGATGTAATCACCCGCGTGGGTGAGACAACCGGAGAGGGTACGGACTCGCTCCACATTATCGTGGACCATGAGATAACCGTACCTCAGGACGAGGTTGTCCTCACTGAATCTGGAAGCATTGTGGAGATTGTCCCCAACATTTCCGACCCAGTCAGCCAACCAACTCCAGGGAGTGAGGTTCCAAACTACCTCGGGCGTAAGCTCGAGTCCGAGAAGATGTTGTGCTTTCTTCTCGATCTCTTCCGCGTGGTTCAGCTCTTCTGGGCTGAAATTCACGTAGAAGGTGTAGGCACCACGAAACCACCGTTGCCTTGTGTAGGTGTCGGTGACAGTGGTGGGACCTCCTCGCTTCGAGAACGCACGGATCATCCAGTCTGGCATTAACCCGGAGTAAAGACTCCCGGAGCCATACTGAACCGCTGTGCGCTGCTCGATCGGGAAAGTGAAGCCCCGGCGGACAACACGTCCGCTGTCTCGCTGCAGCTGCTTAATCAGTTTTGCATGATTAGCAGCTGCGTTGGCCAGCGACTTGAGATCCTTGACGATCGGCTTCCATCCGAACTCAAAGTTCAAGTACTCCTTACCGGCGTTTTTGGCCGAAAGGGTCTTGTCTTTGAAAAAGGTGGAGCCGACCAGCGAGGGAAGACCCTCTTTCAAGAACTCTCCGGTCGCTGTTGCGAGTTGGGCTGCGGGATTGGTCGGGATCGTCGCACGGATGGCAGCTGCACCGTCCATTTTACTGGCGGTGTAGGTCTCCCATCCTCCGGGATAAGTACCCCCGAACGACGAAGGAAGATTGGCATCTGGGAGCAGAACCCCCATGAACCAATTCTTCCTCTCGGACGTAAAACTTGAGGTCGGATTCGCGTGGACCGTACGTATGCAACCAGACAGGTCGCCTATGTAGGTCTTATTCGTATCGAACTCGTGTCCGTTGTCCCACTGAGTCTGCCCCTCTAAGTCATTCATCTCCTTCAGTCGCTTGTAAGCGACACTGGAGAGACCTGACTCAAGGAGTGCAGTCTCATCATCTTGAATGATGGACCAATCACCCCTACGTCCCGTACGATAGGACGTAGTCACTTCAGTCGGCGTCACGAAGTTCGCCATCATGGCCCCCGAAGATCGGGTACCACTGATGCCGTTCCACCAGAGCGAATCTATTGATTCGTACGGATAAGCTCTGGATTGCGTGACGTATCCCACTGGAGTTCTCCTCGGTTTCTTGTTCGTTCCCCCTCCCCGTGCACTGCTAAGGGGAAGGGATGGTGGCTACTTCCGCTGTCGAGCACATTGGCAGCGAGGTAGTGGCGCATCCAGCACCAGGCGGGAGTCCTCACGGGCTCCC